AAATTCATGCATCATTCCCCATGAGGTTATACCTTTTAATTTTGTTCTATCTTTTTCTTGAAAACACACTCCTATATATATTAATAATTGAACAGAGGTATTATCTGTTTAGATTTTTTAATTCATGAGAGGAGGTGGAGTCAATTTGGAGTTTACCCTACCCGAAGATTCAAAAAATCGTATTGTCCAAGCTGCGAATCTAATTAAGAAAGGATACGCAAAATGGGAAAAGCTATCACCAAAAACCAGAAATATAACAGCTGGTATTTCTTTCCTGGTAGTTGGTATCGTCTTACCCAAACTTATATTCGTTGGTGCAGTATCTTCAGTTTTTGCTGGTAAACATTTGTACCTAAATGGTGAAGTTGAAAAAGCAGCAGACGAAATCATCGTTGACACCGATGACAGCCAAGAACCAAACGAACCAAGTTTGGCCTAATCACTAAGACTGGGGTCACTGTATCAGTGACCCCAATCCCATTATTTTTTTGGCTTTACTTAATGAAAAAATTCAGCTCAATTCTTTCAACAGTTCTGGTTGGTGTCAAAGTTACATTGACATGAAAGGTTTTGGTCTTTCTTTCATAATCGGATGCACCAACTTCAACTTGATAATCATCCAAACCTCTTCGGTTCTTGATGACTTCTAGAAAGTCGGTAATATTACTTGCAACCTGTCCCCAAGTCACCTGATCGTTTTGCTCAAAAATAAAGAAACGACAGAACTGCTCTAGAGCTCTCTTTGCAAAAAGAACTAGTCGAACAATATTAAGATCTTGCAATGCACTTGGTTTAGCCTGAGATGTCAACTGACCCCAAACAACATATCCTTGTGCAAACTTAACAATTGGATTCAACTGCTTCAAATACAATTGATCTCTCTGACCCAATCGTGGATTAAACCTCAAATCCTTGATAGTATCAATTGATGCTCTCTGAAAACCAGCAGCAGCGAACCAGATTTCTGCAACATTATCGTTCCTTGGAATCAAATAGGACATATGATAAATTGGTGAAAACCATATATCTGCACCAGTGAACGGATCAGAAACCTTATTAAAACATTCATACATTGCAACATAGAAGTTATTGAATGTATTGATATTATTTCTTGTTGCCAATGAATTGTTGACTGTGGAGTTGTCACCATTATCGATGATTCCAATACAATCCCTTCTGGTTTGACATAGTGTACTAATAGCACTTTTGACATCCGCTGGATAACCAGCATCGAAGACCAATGAAAAGTACACAAGCTCTGGATCAAGAAGATTGTCATCTATAATACCAGTATAAGCTTGCTCTAACAGGGTTTCAGCTTCACCTGTATCAACCGAGCCATTTGCTGTTCTTAGGGAACCTTCAGATCCTTTTCGCAGTGGAACAGGAATAGCGTTCGCAAAAGCGTCAGCAACACTTGCATTTGATTCACGAATCTTATAGGTGACAGGATCAGTATCAACAAAAGATCCAGTATCTTCATTCCATCCAGGAGTTGCAGCTGTTAGATTTCTCGTTGGATATACTGTGATGCTTTCATTATCAACACCACTTGATTCACCCAACCAACCCCAGATTCTATGACCTCGGGCATCCTTGGCTATAATAACATAGTTGGAATTTCCAGAAGCAGGACTCTTTTGCCATTCTGAGAAATCCTGTTTATCATCTGCAATGGTACCTCCAACAAGATCAACTTCAACATTACCAATCTCATTATCATAATTCTTGGCAATGAGATTATACCCTTCTGTCCATTCTTCATCGAATGTTGTCATCGCAGATCGAAGAACGCTAGAATAAGTATCCAATACAGATGTAATGAATAGAGAATCTCCACCTGAATCAACGGCATTTGGATCAAAGGATACACCAAAAGACTCGATGATAACATCGTCACCATCAGATTGTTTTTCATAAATATCCAATGTATACACACCATCTAATGTTGGATTTGCAGCTGTAGTGAATCGTATACCGATTCCGTTGTAGTAATCTCCTCGTCCGATTGGATACAAGAAGGCCAACGGTTTTACATCACCAACAGTCTCCAAATTTGTGTGAATCTCTCCTTCTGAGTTCAACTGTCCAATGTATGTAATCGAAACACTTGCGGTGGCATCACCAGTAGCCAGCTGTGTGTCAATTCTTATATTGGAAAAGGCAGCATCATCTGGAAGACATCGCATCCAGTAGAACGCACCAGATTCACCTAAAAAGTTGTAAGTGATATAAGGTCCTTGTCCATAATTTTTGCCGAAATCGACAATATTGGGATCACCCCATTCAGAAACAAATTCTGCACGGGAACCCACAAAGATTAGTTCGTTGTCTCGACCCTTTCTTGTGAAACCAGCACACATTCCAATAGACGCTGGTACGACTTGAACAAAGGTCGAGAGATCAATAATTTTCGTAAAAACTCCTGGGCTTACATTAGCCATAATTATATCCTCCGCTATCAAGCAAAATATTTTTATTCGATATTTAATTTTTTAATTCTAGATATAATCTTCCTTGATAACTTTTTATGTATATATGTACCAAATAAAAACAATGCGTCTATCTACAGTTTTTATTAAGGTTGGAAATGTCACACGAGCAAACATGCTGAACTGTCCACTATAGCCTGGATTTCGAGACTCAGCTGAATACAGCCCTGCCTCACTGATCTGACTTCCATTGGCTAATGCTGTTCCCAAGGTTGTCGTGATTTTTCCTATTAACCATTTATCTTCATTGTTGTAATCTCTTTCGTACTCGACTTTATCAAAGGGGTATTTATAAAATCCTGTGTCTGGATAATCTCCACCTGCTACATGATAATCAGCGGCAGAAGAATCAGTTGCACTTATCATAACTAAAGAATTAAGATCAGTATCTGTTAAAGTTGGTGGTGTGGGAACCAATGGATCTGCTGGTCGAACTCCACCAGAACCAAAACCCATCCAATATAAAAACTCGTCTTTTGTTGGTGTTGCATCAAGATTTTCAACGTCGAAAATTCTTTGAACAACGAATTCTCTACCCTGATACACAATCAAATTGCTTTTGTTTATGAGCTTTTTCTGTCCCGACTTTGGGTCAACCTCATAGATCTCAACCCATCCTTTAGGTCTTCGATCATCGGTCTGATTTCGGAAGGGTGAATCACCCAAGCAATTGTCACCATATTGTTCAGTTGCTATGACCTCAATATCCTTACGTTTTGAATGTTTTGTCATGATTTTTTTATCCCTTATAAAATTTTGAACTTTCTACATCCATTTCTTTTTTGTTCTAGTTTTTTTCGGAATAGAGCATTAGCTATATATATTAATAAATGATGATAACAATTTGCGTACGGAGGTTTCTCATGATTAGAATCGCACTAATTGTAGTCGCAGTAATGTTGACAATAGCCGTCCTGAAAAGGACTTTCATGAAACATTATGAAAAGTAAAGGAAGATATACAAATGGCTGATAAAAATTATGCTGGAGCACAAATGTATCGTCAAGAAAGAAGAGAAAATCGATTGATTGAAAAAATCGATTATCGAGAGAAAAATGGTAAGAACCGTGAAAACGTTGACGAACAGTTCAGCAATTTCACAATTAATAAGGATGGTTCAAAGGTATGGTCATTCTAGAAAGGATAACATGTTGACATTCCTAATCATATTAGGAACGGTAGTACTCGAGTCATTGATATTCTGGCTCAGTTATAAGAATGGGTACTTCGTTTCAAAGAAGCGAAAAATCCGAATATAACCATTGAATAGAAGGGAAGGAAGGCGACACAGCTGATCGCCTTCCCTTCTTTTTTTGTCTTAGATCTTTTTCAATCTCATATTTGGAACCTTATCGAAAGACTTGACATGATAAGCTTCAAGCTCTTTTTCGATCTTATATCCACTAATACCAGTAACATCTTGCAAATCAACTTTCATCCCATTTATTCCATCTTTTCTGACAATATAAACGTTCTGAGAAGCTCTTGTAGATAGCTGAAGTCCGTGATCAGAGTAATCGTTTCCACCACATAAACTTCCAGATCGGGCGTGAAGATCGGTTATCTGAGCTGCATGATAATGACCCCATATAACGTAGTCTATCTTTTCACCAATATGGTCTGTCCATTTGGACTTAATTTTCTGGATTTGAGTTGTCACGTTTCCATTTTTGATTGTATGACCATGGATAATTAATATATTTTTATCCAGAACCTTTATGACATGCTCTTGTATCTGTTCATCCAGAAAGACCATTCCTTTTGTTTTTCTAAACATAAGACGCAGCATTTCAAATATCATTGT